CCGACGCGGGCGCGCATACCTTTCGGCTGCGGGACGATTTCGTAGTACATGCGCATCATCAGCGGGTCGAAATAGTCGGGCGACCGACCGAGTACGGCTTTCATCTCTCGTTTGTCGATGATCCGTTTCTTGCTCGTGTCGGCGTCGACGTCGCGGGCGACAAGGCAGGCTTCCAGCTCTTCGGCAATGGTCGATTGCAGTTCTTCCGGGCAGTCGATGCAGAGCAGCCCCGCATTGATAACCTCCGCCAGTTTGAACGCGCATTGCGATTTGAGGTTGAAATACGTGTTATCTGGCGCGGGCGCTCCTCCGTGGAACGTCTTGATGCCCTCCAAATACGAATCGAGGTACTGCCCCAGTCCGTCAGAATCGGCGATGATGTTGGAGCGCCGGACGCCGTGCCGCCTCGATTCGTCGCGCAGGTCGGTTTCGATCTCCTTGCCCGTGCTGTATGGTTTGTCGATAGCGAGTTTAGCGGCCATTCCCGTCCAGTTGAACGCGACGAAGCGGTCACGGCCTTTCATGGCAAGGTCGGCACTGATACGCCGCACGCCGTCGCCCGTCTGCCGCTCGTTCGTGAAGCAGTCGAGGATGGCGTCGTAGTCGGCGAGTTGGTTTGCGTTGCTCTCGTATTCCCATTTGCCGAGCAGTAGACGTAGCCGAATCGACTTGACGCCGATTGATTCGAGCGTTCGAATGTAATCGGGCGTGATAAACGGGTTGTCGTAGACCAACGCCTGAACGAATGCGCAGTCTTTCGGTAACGTTCCGTCGATATGCGGTTTGTAGAAATGCTTATACAGCCAATTCTTTTTCGGATTGCAGGTTATGAGCATCTTCGCTTCCAGTCCGTATTCCTCGTTGAGATGCCGCCCGATTCGGGATTTCAGCACCTCGTAGGCCATATAATGAACCTCTCCGGCCTCCTCTATCCAACCACCTGTAAACTCTTTCGACCCCAGCCGCTCGAACATCGGGTCTTTCTGCGGATAGAATGTCAAGTCGAGCAGTACGATTTCCGACCCGTTCGTAAACTTGATGCCGTCGTCCGTTATCCGGTAGTCTGTGAATCCGTAGGAATCGGCGACCTTGCCGAACGTGACCAGCACGGATTCGCGGCTATCCTTGATGTTGTTTCGGCCGACGAACCAGCGCGTTTTCGGGAACGCCCAGCAGCAACGCATAAGCCAGTCGCACCCCAACCACGATTTGCCGCCGCCTGCTGCGCCGCCATAGACGACGTATCGGATTCGCGGGTCGGCCAAGTGGCGGTAGGCAAGCAACTGTTTGTAGTTGACGCGCTGCTGTTCTTCGCGCTGTTGTAGTCCGTCGGTAAACATGTGTTATTCGTCTTCTTCCGATAGTTTCCGTTCGCGCTCCTCGTCGATACGGCGGACGATTTCGTCGATGCCCGGCACGACGGGCAGCACCGACGAAAACCCCTTGAATTCCTTTCCGCCCGATGTGATGTCGACCTGTACCTTGTCGAGGCCGAGCAGTTTGTCGCGGCGTTCCTCCCATTTGCGGATTTCGGCGAGGATTCGCACGTCGCCGACGGGTTCCTCCGTGACACTCGACGTTTCCGATTCGAGCGGAACGGGGGCGTCGAGAGGCTTGCCGACGACAGGATTTCCGAACGTGTTTATATCGACGAGTGTCGTGCGAACCTTTGCCCGCTTGACAACTCGTTTCTGCTTGCTGGCTTCGTACAGCCGCCACAGTTCCGCGATGGCGCGGTCGCACTCCATCAGCGCCTCGTCGCACGCCTGCTGTGTGTTGCTCGCGGCTTCGGCTCGCCATTCGCTGACGAGCAAATCCCAATCGGTCTTGATCGTCTTCGGCGTTACCGAATACCCTAACTGCCGTTCGACCTCTGCGGCGATCTGACGAAACGGCATCCGCCGTTCGAGGCGCAGATGCGACACGAGCGGCAGACGGGCATTCCGGCGGTCTTTCGCCGATTTGTTGTTGCTTGGGTGTGATGCCATTGGTCGTTACTTTTTAACCGATTCGCGCAGTATCTTCGGCACGGCGTACCGCCATTTGATGTGATGATGCAGCCGCCGATGGGCGGTTCCCATTGCCGAAACAACCACGCATGACGGGCAATACATGACCGTGTAGAAACTCTTTACATACGTGCCCGCGTCCAAGTACAATTCCGTCATGCCGCCGCTGTTGCTCTGCGTTTCGAGTTGGTCGAGGCCGATTTGTAGGATGGACAGAAATACCCCCCCCGCGACCCCAGCAGGACGTAGGTATTGACGTCTTCGTTGATACGGCCGACGAATTGAAACGGTCGGTCGACGGAGCAGATAAACGAATTCATGGCCTTGCGCATCGGCTGTATTCCGTCGTTGAATCTCGTCGCCTTTTCGCCGCCGATATAATCGCCGCCTTGTCCGATTGCAAGGGTCAGCATTGGGGCGGAATTGAAATAGTCGAGCAGCATGTCGAATACCGCGTCGAGGTCTTGGACGTCTGCGCCGTGCCAGCGTAGCTGGTCGTCGAACCGGAATTTGAAATACGTGTAGTCGTCGTCCAGTTCGATGAAATGTGTCGCCCCGATCTGCTGGGCCAGCTCGAAACAGGCGTTGCGGGCGTAGATGATTGCCCGGCGGTCGCCGAAATTGTCGCCCTCGTCGAATGTCTTTGCGATCTCCGATTTGGAAAAGACGAGCACGTCGCCGAAACGTTTGCGATATTCCGGCAGCGTCTTGTCTTCGTCGTCGCAGACGATGTATATTTTCCCCGTGTACCCGTGTTTGCGCAGTTTCTCGTAGGTCAACACCCGGTCGGGGCGTCCGTGCGTCAGAATGAACGCGACGAACCCGTTATGCCTCATTGCCATACTCCCGTGTGTATTCGTTTCGTATTTCGTCCGACAATCGGATGTAGCCCTTTTCGATGGCTTTGCCGAAGTCGATAATGACCAGCGCCGAATCTTCCATAAGCTCCTGCATTTCTTTCGAGGCGTGTGCGTAGTAGTCGGCAATCTTGGCGTAGTCGAACACCGTATGCCGTGCGGCAGCCTGCCGCAGGAACTCTTTTTCGTCGGGCGATACGTTCGACGCCTCGATCTTTGCCAGCAGTTCGTCGGTTCGGCCGCTGTCGGTCAGCGTCGATAAGTCCGGTTTTTCGTTCTTCGGCTCGTAGACGGGCGACGTGAT